TCGATTTGTAAAGAAGTTATTTCTTATCTCAATTTGAAAGCTAAGAAGAATTTTAAGGTTGACACTGCTAGTCATCAAAAATTTATCAAGGCAAGGCTGAAGGAGGGTTATGTCCTTGAAGATTTTAAAAAGGTTGTGGACATCATGGTCGCTAAGTGGAAAGGTACAGAGTATGAACAGTATCTTCAACCACAAACACTTTTTGGTAATAAGATGGACAATTATCTAAACCAACCTATGCCACGAAAAGTTCACTCATTTCAATCAGCAGTTGATGAAAGGCTAGGATTTTAGATGAAACAGTTTAAACAATTTAGAACTAGAACAGTTCTGGATGATGTCTGTGAAATCCATGGATGCCATCTTTGGTCTGTTAAGATTCCTATCAAGGGAAAGGTTGAGGAAATCAGTCAATGTCCTGAGTGTGAGAAAGAGAACATTCGTCTCTTTGAAAAGCAGTTGAATATGGAATCCGAGGTAAAGAGTAAGCTATCGGATACTTACGAGGTCTTTGCTCGCGATAGTATCGTTTCAAGCAAACTGGCCAGCAAGTCACTACATGACTATGAGATTCAGGTTGATATTGATGAAAAGGCTATGAATTTTGTGAAGCGGTTGGAACGTGAATATGCCAAAGGAAGAACAGGAAACGCTATTATTACCGGTCCTTCAGGAGTTGGTAAGAGCCATCTAACCTATGGATTGGCTCGGTTTCTCAATGAGCAATTTAAGTCTTATGATGAACCTAAAAGCGTGCTTTTTGTATCAGTAGTGACTTTGTTTGACAAAATTCGCGAGAGCTTTGAGTATGACAATGGATATTCAGAAGCTAAGATGGTTAAGTTATTGTCTGAGGTTGACTTTCTCTTCTTGGACGATCTTGGGAAAGAGAGTCGTAAAGCTGACACAAAGCGAAACGAATGGGCTCATCAGATATTGTTCAAGATCTTGGATAATCGGACAAATACCATTATCAATACGAATTTGAGCAGTGAAGAAATTAAGGAGCTTTACTCAGACGATTTTGGGAATGGTGCTTTATCAAGTCGTATATTTGAAGGAGCAACTGGCAGATGCTTTGTGTATCCAGCTGGGATGAAGGATAGGAGGTATTGATGTTAAATCTTTACTTCGTCTACAACGGGCACTGTCAATTTTTTCTTGGGACGTTTAATAACGTTGATGATCTCATTGAACGGATGGAAGACCATCAATGGGCATTCTCGGCTATCACTCACCCAAGATTTCAGAAGCACATCGGAAAGCGGACAACACAATTCGACTACGGTGCTAAGGATTGCTACTATTTAGCTACTTTTTCATGAGGAGAAGAAAATGATTGAATTTATTAAAGAATTTGTAATAACTTTTCTTTGCTTATTTATAGATTACTCAGTCGTGGAATGTGTGACAGGAAAGGAAAAGAAAGATGATCAATAACGTGGTGTTAATTGGGCGATTAACTCGTGATCCAGAATTACGATACACGCCGTCAAATGTTGCTGTTGCGACTTTCAACCTTGCAGTCAATCGTAATTTTAAGAATCAAGCAGGTGATCGTGAAGCTGATTTCATTAATTGCATGATTTGGCGCAAGCAGGCTGAAAATTTCGCAAACTGGTGCAAAAAAGGAAACCTCGTAGGAATTACAGGTCGCATCCAAACTAGAAGTTATGAAAATCAGCAAGGACAACGTGTCTATGTGACAGAAGTAGTTGCTGAGACTTTCCAATCACTCGAAAAACGAGACAATTCTGCAAACCAGTCAAACATTGAAGAGCAGATGCCAGCAAGTTTCGGAGCCACAAACCCTTTGGATATCTCAGATAAGGACTTGCCATTCTAGGAGGTATTCGGATGAGCACAATTAATCAAGATATAATCAAGGGTTTAAAACGTTCAATCGAAGCAGCTGAAGAAAAGATTGAAGAACTGAAGAAACCAAGTCAGAAGTCAGATGCACACATGAGAGCTGCTGAACGTGATTTTTGGAAGAAAAAGATAAAAGTGTATAAGAAGAAATTGAAGGAGTTGGAAGATGAAAGTACAACGATTGATTGAGAAATATAAAAAACTTGAAGGTGTATGGGATGCTCCAGGAGCAGAAACAGCCCGTCAAATTTTTCTTCAAGATTTAGAACAACTAGACGAACCGCAGAAACCAGTAGTACCGCAGTTTGTGGCGGATTGGATTGAGACAGCTAAAAAAGCAACTTACAACATCAGAGGTGCAATCGAAATGGCTCCGAATGGAAGAGTGAAAGATTGGCTGGAATTAAAGAATGTGAATATCTTTGCAGAAGCTTGGGTGAATGGCTACGAGGTCGAGAAAGAGAAGCGGTATGAAGTGATATTGTGCAATGGACAGTCGTTGAAAACTGTATACAGACAGGGTGAGGATCGTCTTGATTTTGAAAAAGAGTATGGCGAACTTGAAAGATTTACTAGAAAACAATTAGAAGAAGCTGGCTTTGGCTGGGTGTTTGATTGCCCTGGCGTGGAAGTTGAGGAGGTCACAGAATGATACCAAAATTTAGAGCGTGGGATAAATACCGAAATAAAATGAATTATAAGGTCATGGTTGGCAACTGCGATACAGATGATGAGAACTGGACATGTCCTATCATTTGGATTGAAGAGGAAAAAGATTGGTTACATTTTGATGATTATGAATGTATTATGCAATCAACAGGACTCAAAGATAAGAACGGAAAGGAAATCTTTGAGGGGGATATCCTAATAGTCTCAGATGAGCATAGTTGGGTAGAAGTTGTATCTTATAACCAAGGAAAAGCGATGTTTGTCACAGAAGAAATCAATAGAGAGTTCAAAGTGCCAGAAACACCTTTATATGATTTATTCAACACAAATATTTTTAAATTTGAAATCATCGGCAACATCTACGAAAATCAGGAATTGTCGGAGGTGGAGTGATGGAAGAAATCAGAATACTAGATGCGTGTTGTGGTAGTCGAATGTTTTGGTTTGATAGAAATGAAAAACACACTACATTTATGGATGTTAGGCAAGAAAAATTCGAGATACATAATAAAAAAGTCAACGTAGATCCTGATGTTATCGGTGATTTTCGTGACATGCCTTTTGAAAACAACACATTTAATCTAGTTGTGTTTGATCCACCACATCTAAAATGGGCTGGACCTAATTCGATAATGAAAGCTCAGTATGGACAGCTGGATAAAGTTACCTGTTCGGAAGATTTGGCCAAAGGTTTTGAAGAATGTATGAGAGTTCTTAAAGTTGGAGGCACGCTAGTGTTTAAATGGTCTGATTGTCAAATCAACGTTAAAGAAGTGCTTAAAGCTATACCTTTCAAACCCTTATTCGGCCAGCAAAGAGGGACGACTCATTGGATGACTTTTGTAAAATTTGAGGAGGTGGAAGAATGAAAAAATTTACAGTTACTTTAACCGATGATCTGTTCGCACATCTCGAAGCACTAAAACTATACTATGGATATTCAACTAGATCTGAAATTGTCGAGAAAGCACTAGATGAATTGATTAAGAAGCATAGTAGCAACGATGTTTTTCGGTGTTATCTAAGCGAAGCAAGAAATAGATTGAAAGCCAAGGAGGTGGAAGGATGAAACGCTTTTTAATCGGCTATGCCTTACTCACGACTTGTTTGTTATTCATGCAGCGTGAAGCACAGAAACCCTTGCTAGTCTATCACGCTGATAGTAAATATCAGATTACTGGCAAGGTTACAGAAAAACGAAAAATCGGAAGTTTGTTCACTATCACGGTAAATGGGAATGTTTTCGTGGTGAGTGAGCAGAAATACAATGATGTAGAAATTGGAGATGAGGTGGAAATATAATGGCAAAAGTAATTAAAATACCAGTTACGGATGAAGATGGCAATCTAATCTATAAACATAGGATGTTGTCATGTTCTAAATGTGGTCATTATCCACTGGAAACAAGTATAGATTATTGTCGTAGATGTTTATCAAAACAACATTTTACCAACAAGCAATTAGAGGAGTTTGAATGAAAAAAAAGAAAAAGAAAGAACCGCCATTACAAACCAATAAATACCGTGGTGAGAAATGGTTTCCACTTCTTGGTCATGAACAAATGTATAAAATCAGCGATTTCGGTAGATTGAAACAAATCCGTACCAGTGCAGGTCTGCCAATAAAGATTATTCAAAAAGGTGTAAAACTTAAACGTAACGAACGAAAAGAATTGATTGTGAATGTTGTTAGTCCAAAGACTGGATTGGCAAATTATGTACCTTTGAGATTTTTGATGGAAATGCAATTTTTTGACAGGCAGTATGTAAAACCTATAGATGGTAATTACACGAATTTAAAATTATCTAATTTAATTCCAGAGGGGGTAACAGACAAAATATGAACACACTAGAAAATGTAAAACAATGGTTTATTGACCGTGACCTTGAAAACGGTGGACGATTAGACAAGCAGTCATTAAAGCTTAGCGAGGAATTCGGTGAGCTATGCGCTGGGTATCTCAAGAAGAATGAACAAGTAACCAAGGACAGCATCGGAGATTGTGCGGTCGTGATTGTAGGATTGGCCTTGCTCATCAAGGAAGATGTGAATCAGATTTTTGAGGAATCTGGTAGTTTACGAAAGAAAGAAATTCCGGAAACATTAATCTCAATCAATGCAAATATTAGTGAGTTTCAACTGTCTCAAGGATTTGCTAGTAAATTAATGTGCAGACACAATCTAGTACGCTGTATTGGTTATCTAAAAAATCTTGGATATGATTTCGATGAATGCTTTGAACTAGCATACCAGGAAATCAAAGACCGTAAAGGTCGCTGGATTGATGGTAGTTTTGTCAAAGAGGAGGATTTGCCAGATGATTCCAAGATTTAGAGCGTGGGACAAGCACGGACAAAAGATGTTTACTAATGATGAATTGATTATTTGGGGTGGCAATGTTTATTTGGACGAAAGTAAGGGACTTCCATGCAGAAATTTAAAATGTCGGTCAATTCCAGATGAATACCTCATGCAGTCAACTGGCCTTTGTGACAAGGAAGGTACAGAAGTTTTTGAAGGTGATATCTTACATCATCAGATACAGAAAGAATATACCTTTATTGTCAAATACGACAAAGAGAAAGGTTGCTGGTACGGTGACGGTCTAAGTCGCACATATCGGATTAAAATCACAAAGGAATTTTTACCGTATTACAAAGTGATTGGCAACATTTACGAAAATAAAGATTTGCTGGAGGTTGAGAATGAGGATTAAAACATCGAACGGAGCAATCGTCAACGTTAACACCATGAAACGAAGCATCACAATCGAAGGAATCGAGCTCGGTTCAGATTGTCAAGCGTTAGTATCTAAGCATCAAGATGGGACAGGTACGATTACATTAGTATTTGATGGAAAAGTTATTTAAAAACTAAATAGACTTAGAAATATTACACGGCATAGAAAAGAGGTGAACGATGCCTTTCTTTCCAGACATAAATGAATCTAAAACAAAAGAAAATGCCAAAAGAATTCTGAAAGGATATCCAAAATGGAGAAGAGTAGCTAATGACATAGATGGACAGAAGGTAACAACTACCTACTCATTCATGCCACGCTCTCAATCATTCAGTAGAAATAGCCAGGTCGAAAAATTAGCAATTCGAAAAGTTGATGCTGAACTTGAACTCGATGCAATTGAACAAGCAGTAAGTGGATTACATGATCCATTATATCGTAGAATCCTTTATGAGAAATATCTTCAGTGGGACTGTAAGAAAGACGAAACGATCTCAATGGATTTAGCTATCTCAGAAAGTTCTTATTACGATATCTTAGATAAGGCTTTAATGGCATTTGCTGAGCTTTACCGGAATGGAGAACAAATTGAAATCTTAGAATAAAAAAATGGAGTTTTCTTGGAGTTTTCTTGGAGTAAATTTGGAGTAAGTTCGGAGTAAATATACGATTTAATGTGCTAAAATTATATTATGAAATAATTATAAAGGCAGGCACAACCTGCCTTTTCTTGTAGTTTGGAGGTGATACCATGAAGAAAGTAGAACCCATTCGTGAACTTGATGACATTGAGAGAATGAAAGATTTTTTAAAGTCAAAGAGCGAACGGAACTACGTTCTGATTATGTGTGGATTGTATTCTGGAATGCGCATCAGCGATATAATACCTCTTCAGGTCAAACAAGTAACAGGTGATAGAATAGAAGTTATCGAGAAGAAGACCAGGAAAGCTAAGCGATTTGCAATCAATCCAGAACTAAGAAAGGCTTTAAATCACTACATCAAAGAGAATGACTTACATGGTTATGATTATCTATTTCCTAGCAAAAAGAAAGTGAGAACTGATGGAGTTAGAATTGCTCATATCGGTAGAGTAGCAGCATACCAAATCTTAAAACAAGCTGCTGAACATGTTGGTCTTAAAAATATAGGAACACATTCTATGAGAAAGTCATTTGGATATCATCATTATAGAAGATATCAAAATGTAGCAATTTTGATGGAGTTATTCAACCATTCTTCACCAGATATCACATTGAAATATATAGGGATTAATCAAGATGAACTGGATGATTCGATGATGAAATTTAGATATTAATCACCTGTTTATTTAACACAATAAGAAAAAGTAAATTAGTGATAATAAAAATAGATGCAAGCACTTGCTAGCACTGATTTAGAAGAAGTTTATTTTTATTTAACAGAATATAAGATATGTTAAATATACAAGGGTGTTGAAGAGGTAAAAACACCCCCCCTAATAAAACCACCCCCAGGGTACTAAAATACCCACCTTTTATCTAAAAAGAAAGGCCCTCATAATATGAATACCCCCCAAGAACGAGCAGACCGTAGTGGACCGCATCGAGTCGCATTTGAAAAGAATAAGAAGATAATTCTAAAAACAAGTAATACTTGTGGTATTTGTGGCCTACCTGTTGATAAGTCCCTGAAGTACCCACACCCCCTATCGCCTGTAATTGACCATATTATTCCAATCAATAGAAATGGTCATCCATCAGATATTCAGAACCTGCAGTTAGCCCACTGGCAATGCAATAGACAGAAGTCTGACAAGCTATATGCAGATAGTCGTTCGAATGATAGTAAGGTAGTAGGTAATCGTAACCTACCACAGTCCAGGGACTGGACCAAGTACAGAGCTTGATCAATAGAAAAAAATAATTCATAAAAAGTAAAAAAATAAATTTATTGTTTTATTGGGAAAAATACTAAAAGTGTAAAGGAAGTCCTAGTGAAGATAGGGGGGGGTTACCCCCTCCCACTAGGCGCTCAAGGCCTTCACGCCGTCACTGTACATTTTTTCTCGCGCCAAATCATCACAATGAAAGGAGAACGGTTTGGAATTAAGAGGAATTGACTATCTCAGAAAAAAGTTGAATCTCTATCAGAGTAGGGTTAACCTGAGATATAAACATTATGCGATGCAGCATCATGAATCGCCGTTAGGAATCACAATTCCTGCTCATATCAGAGCTAAATATAAGTCTGTCCTTGGCTGGGCAACTAAAGGTGTTGATAGTCTTGCAGATCGTTTGATTTTCAGAGAATTTGCAAATGATGATTTTGAAGTTATGGAGATCTTCAATCGCAATAATCCTGATATTTTCTTTGATAGTGCAATTTTGGCAGCATTAATAGGATCCTGCAGTTTCATTTACATTTCTAAAGGTGAAGATGAAGAAGTGAGATTACAAGTAATTGAAGCTAGTAATGCTACTGGAGTTATTGACCCTATTACAGGTTTACTTGTTGAAGGATATGCGGTACTTGCTCGTGATGATTATAATCGTCCGACTCTCGAAGCGTATTTTGAACCAAATGCTACTCATTTCATCCCGAAAAACGGAACTCCATATTCGGTATTAAATGAAACGGGTATTCCGTTACTTGTTCCTGTTATTCATAGGCCTGATGCGGTTCGTCCTTTTGGTCGCTCACGAATTACTAGAGCAGGAATGTATTATCAAAAATACGCTAAACGGACACTAGAACGAGCTGATATTACTGCTGAATTCTATTCGTGGCCACAGAAATACATTATCGGTCTTGATCCTGATGCAGAACCGTTAGAAAAGTGGAAAGCAACTGTTTCGAGCTTATTAACTATTTCAGCTAGTGACAATGGTGAGAAACCAAGTATTGGACAATTCACTACGGCAAGTATGTCTCCATTCACTGAACAGCTAAGAACAGCAGCTGCAGGATTTGCCGGGGAAATGGGCTTGACCTTGGATGATCTGGGATTTGTTTCAGATAATCCGTCATCTGTCGAAGCTATCAAGGCTAGTCATGAAAATCTTCGTCTAGCTGGTCGAAAGGCTCAGCGTTCATTAGGTGCTGGCTTCCTAAATGTAGCTTATGTAGCTGCTTGTTTACGTGATGATTTTCGTTATGCGAGAAGCCAATTTGTAAGAACCACAGTCAAGTGGGAACCATTGTTTGAAGCGGATGCTAATACAATGACTATGATTGGTGATGGTGTTGTTAAGCTAAATCAGGCTTTACCTGGTTACATCAATGCAGAAACCATTCGAGACCTTACTGGTATCGCTGGCGATATGTCTGCTAAACCAGTGGTGAGTGAGGACGTTTCAAATGGAGAATGATGTTTTACCAGGTATCTTACAAGAAGTTCAGGAGAGGTTTGAGAGAGATTTCGGTAAGAGCGAGATTATCGAAAATGCTTTTGCTACATTAAAGGCAAAAAAAGCCACTTACAAAACTGCAAATGAGTTTGCGATTGAAATTGGTGATATTCTCTCTAAGGCTCTAAGGACGTCTCTGAGTGTCGATAAATTACCAGACGGTAAAATGTATTACAATATCGCTCAACGTTTGCTGACGGACGTGCTAGGACGAAATCACGAGCTTGTGAGTGGGTATGCTAGCGATGTCCAGAAGAATTTGAACGATAAAGCAAAAATCGGTCTCAAAGTTCAAGTCCCTGAACTAAATAAGGATCGAATTGCTGGCATTGTCAATCGCTTTTCGTCTGAGGAGAATTTTGAGGATGTCAGTTGGTTGCTCGGCGAACCTATTGTGAACTTTACTCAGTCCATTATCGATGATACAATTAGGAAGAATGCGGAGTTTCATGCTGAAGTAGGATTGCAACCTGAGATTGTCAGAAGATCTTATTTTCATTGCTGTGAGTGGTGTCAGGAAGTTCAAGGGAATTATAAATATCCAAGAGTTCCAAAGGACGTTTATAGAAGACATCAGCATTGTCGTTGTATTGTAGACTATGATCCGAAAAGTGGTAAGATCCAAAATGTTTGGACAAAAAAATGGAGTAAGGTAGATAGTAAATCTCACAAAGAGGAGCGAATTAAACAACAAAAACAGTACACTGAAAAAAATATTGAAAAAAAGGAATCTGAGTTCAAAAACAGACAATGGCTCCATTATAAAAATGAGGCTATCGATGCCATTAAGAAAACAGATATGTCCAAAAAAGTTGGATCGGACAATTATAAGAAATTCATAGATATTTTTGATACAATTAAAGATGAAAATACGTTGAAGTTGTACCAAAAATTAGGATCAAAAATAGAGTACGAGAAACTTGGTAAAACAGGAAATTTTGCTGAGAAAAATCGTGTACAACTTAACCAAAGCGCTTTTGATGGGAAGGTAGTAAAAACTTTAAACAAATACTGGGCCAAACCAATGTCAACCACATTTCACGAAAACGGCCACGCTTTGGATTATTTGGGCTTACAAGCTATAACCAAAGGAAAAAAAGTTGTTATCGGAGAAAAGAAGGTACGACTATTTGGAGAAACCACAAACGTTTCAGTGTATGCAACTCACAGTTCTCATTTACCTCAGTACAATCTGAGAGAAACAATTAGAGAAGATTTGTGGAGACGTATTAACGGAGACTTGCCTATGATTAAAGAATTAGGTGAGAATCCAAAACAATCTGAAAAGAATAAAATCATAAAACTTGCAAAAGAGAATCAAAAAAAATTTCAGGAAGAAATGAAGGAGTTATCTAAAGAGAATCCGTCTGCAGTTGCAAATCTTTCAGATATGGTAGAAGCCACAGGGTGGTATAAAGAGCCACAACCGTTTGGATATGGTCATGGCAAGAACTACTGGAAGAAGCCAGGTTCAGCAGAAGCTGAATTTTTCGCTGAGATTTCGGAATTGATAGCAGTTGATCCTGAGGCATATCAGGTAGTAAAAGAAATATTACCAAACGCAGTAAACGTTTATCATAAAATCGTTAATGATATTTTGAAAGGAGTCTAAAATGTTTCATGTGATTGATGAGGAAGCAAGTCTGAGAGTAGAAATCGCAGAAGCGAAATATTTAATTCACTTTAGAGAACGATTTCCGTCAGATATTTTCTTTGAGGATGAGATAGATTCTGTAACCGCTGAAAAAATTGAAAAGGCAGTTGAAAAATGTATATCTCAAAATAAACCTTATGTAAAACCAGATGGATACGAAGACCGTCTTTATTAATGCAGCACTCGAAAGGGTGCTTTTATTGTGGTTTAGATTAGGAGGTGATCCGATATCTCCCAGCGATAGGGTTATCATGCGATGACGATTGAAAGGAAATTAGAATGGCGAGGAAGAAGAAACTTGGCAATCAGAATCCTACTCAATCGGTGATTTTAAAATACGTCAAGAAAAATTCAAAAGCTAAAGAAGCGATTGAATTTTACGAACGGACTGGTCTTTCTTGCTATGCTTGGCAGAAGAATCTTTTGTTGCCTTTGATGGCTGTTGATAAAAATGGTCTTTGGGTACATCAGAAGTTTGGTTACTCTATTCCTCGCCGTAATGGAAAATCTGAAATCCTATATATTGGTGAAATTTGGGGGCTACATGAAGGATTAAATATCCTACATACTGCTCACAGAATTTCTACCTCTCATGCCTCTTTTGAAAAGGTTAAACGATACCTTGAGAAAATGGGTTATGTAGATGGTGAGGATTTTAATTCCATTCGGGCGAAGGGGCAAGAAAGAATCGAGCTGTATTCAACAGGTGGTGTAATCCAATTCCGTACCAGAACCTCAAATGGTGGTCTTGGTGAAGGATTTGACATGCTGATCATTGACGAAGCCCAGGAGTACACGACCGAGCAAGAATCTGCTTTGAAGTACACGGTAACGGATAGTGAGAATCCTATCACAATCATGTGTGGGACACCTCCGACACCAGTATCAAGTGGTACTGTCTTTACTAAGTATCGTGAGACATGTCTATTTGGGAAAGGGAAGTATTCTGGCTGGGCCGAGTGGTCAGTTTCTGATGAAAAGGAAATTGACGATGTGGAAGCCTGGTATAATTCCAATCCATCCATGGGATATCATTTGAACGAGCGTAAGATTGAAGCAGAGCTTGGTGAGGATAAGTTGGACCACAATATCCAGCGTTTGGGATTCTGGCCAACATACAATCAGAAATCTGCTATTTCTGAAACTGAGTGGAATGAACTCAAAGTGGATGATGTCCCAGAGTTATCTGGTAAGTTATCTGTGGGTATTAAGTATGGCCAAGATGGAACGAATGTAGCGATGAGTATTGCTGCACGTACAAAAGATGGTCGTTTCTTTGTTGAAACTGTCGATTGTCAATCTGTTCGTAATGGGAACGAGTGGATGGTAGCTTTTCTGCGACAAGCTGATGTAGCTCAGATTGTAGTGGATGGTGCAAGTGGTCAAAAGATTCTTGATGAAGAGTTGAAAGATTACAAAATTAAGAATGTGATTCTTCCTACGGTGAAAGAAATCATCGTAGCAAATTCTCTTTGGGAACAAGGTATTTACCAAAAAACCATCTGTCACTCAGGTCAACCATCATTGACTAAAGTAGCCACTAACTGTGATAAGCGGAATATTGGCTCAAATGGTGGATTTGGTTATCGATCGCATTTTGAAGATATGGATATTTCTTTGATGGATAGCGCTCTGCTTGCGCATTGGGCTTGTGCTACGACTAAGCCTAAGAAAAAGCAAAAAATCAGTTATTAAAATCAGCGGTCTAGTGACTGCTTTTTTTGATACCCAAAAATTACCGAACTGCCGGGGAAGCAGGAGAAAGGAGACATGAGAATGTCAGAATTTAAACCAATCACTACACAAGAAGAATTTGATGCTGCTATTAAGGGGCGCTTATCTCGAGAGAAAGAGAAGTATGGCGACTATGACAAGCTCAAATCTCGTGTTGCAGAATTGGAAGAAGAAAATGTTGGCTTGAAGTCAACGATTGAAGCTAGTAATCAAAGCAAGGCAGATGCTGACAAGCAACTTGAAGATTTGCAGAATCAAATCGCTGGGTATGAGACGGCTAGTCTGCGAACTCGTGTGGCTTTGCAGTATGGATTGCCTTATGACCTTGCAGACCGTTTGCAGGGAACTGATGAAGATAGCTTCAAAGCAGATGCAGAGCGCTTGGCTGGGTATATTAAAAAATCTCAACCAGTTGCGCCTATTAGAGAAACCGAACCTCAAGTCGGTGATAATAAAACAATGCAAATGAAGTCAATGCTTCGAGAATTAAATCATACAGGAGAATAAAAAATGGCAGATAATTCACTAAAACAAGGAACACTTTTTCAACCAGAATTGGTTAAAGAACTAATCTCAAAAGTGCAAGGACGTTCGGTCCTTGCAAAACTTTCATCACAGAGCCCTATTCCGTTTAACGGGGTTGAGCAATTCATCTTTAACCTTGAAGGAAATGCTCAAATTGTTGGTGAGGGTCAACAAAAAGGTACTGGTAAAGCAGTTGTTGACACAAAGGTTATTAAACCTCTAAAATTCGTCTATCAAGCTCGTATTACAGATGAGTTTAAATACGCATCGGAAGAAAAACAACTTGAGTACCTTTCACAATTTGCAGATGGTTTCGCTAAGAAAATCGCAGATGCTTTCGACATCGCTGCTATCCATGGTTTGGAACCTAAAGGTCTTACAGATGCAACTTTCCGTGACACTAACTCATTTGATGGCTTGATTACTGCAAATATCGTAAATTATGCAGAAGACAAATTTGACGACAACATCGATGCAGCTGTTCAACAAATCGTCGCTAAAGGTGGTGAAGTTACAGGTGTAGCTCTTTCTCCAGTTGGTGGACAATCACTTGCTAAATTGAAAGTAAACGGTGTATCTCAATATCCAGAATTCCGCTTTGGCCAAAATCCTGATTCTTTCTACGGAATGAAATCTGACGTCAATAAAAACTTGACTGTTACAGGTGGAACCGCTCAAACAGATCATGCGATTGTTGGTGACTTTGAAAATCGCTTCAAGTGGGGATATGCTGAAAATATTCCTATGGAAATTATTGAATATGGTGATCCAGACGGAGCAGGTCGTGACTTAAAAGCTTATAATGAAATCTTGCTGCGCGCTGAAGCGTTTATCGGATGGGGAATCCTAGATGCTGATGCATTCGCTCGTGTTAAAGCTTAATGGAGGTAGGAAATGACTACATATCGTGATAAAAATACAGGTGTTTGCATTTCAACAGATAGCGAGCTATCTGGAGATTGGGTTCCTATTGAAGAATTTAAACAGGAATACCTTTTGACAGTGGCTGAAATTAAAGCTAAGCTTGACGAGCTAGGTGTTGAGTATGATAGCAAGGCAAATAAATCTGCTTTGCTTGATTTACTAATCGCAAACGAAGGGTGAGTTAGATGGAAAACTTTGCAACAGTAGACGATCTTAAAAAATTGTGGCGGACGTTAAAATTCGATGAGGAAAAACGAGCTGAAGCACTGTTGGAAGTTGTTTCTCATTCTCTTCGGGTTGAAGCTAAAAAAGTTGGCAAAGATTTAGATGGATTAGTTGCTACTGATTCATCTTTTGCTATGGTGGTCAAGTCCGTCACGGTGGATGTGGTTGCTCGCACCTTGATGACATCAACTGATCAGGAACCAATGACTCAAATGGCTGAGTCTGCTTTAGGATATTCCTTCAGTGGATCATATTTAGTCCCTGGTGGAGGTCTCTTTATCAAGGATTCAGAATTGAAACGTCTCGGTCTTAAAAAGCAAAGATATGGGGTGATTGATATCTATGGGACGGATTAAAGGAATTACTGTAACTTTGACTGGGAAAACCAAGACTGGTCGGGATGACTTTGGGCATCCAATCTATGAGAATACTGAAATTCAAGTAGATAATGTCCTGGTTGTTCCAGCTTCGACAGAAGATGTCACTACTCAGCTTAGTTTGACCGGGAAGAAGGCTTCTTATACGCTAGGCATCCCCAAAGGCGATCAGAACGAGTGGAAAGACCGTGAGGTTCGTTTCTTTGGGCGCAAGTGGCGCACGCTAGGCATTCCGTTAGAAGGCATTGAAGCTATGATGCCTTTGGAATGGAATAAGAAAGTGATGGTTGAAGCGTATGAGTAATTTCAAAGTCAAGCTTATCGGTGCGGGTGTAGGAGCTCTTTTGAAATCCAAAGAGGTTCAGGACATTCTGAACAAAGAAGCGACAGTCATTAAAAAAAGATGTGGCCCTGGTTATGAACAAGATAGCCACGTTGGTAAGACAAGGGCCAATGCTATGATTTATCCAGCAACGCGAAAAGCGAAGAGGGATAATTTGAAAAATAACACTTTGTTGAAGGCGGTGCATTAAATGATTGAAATAATTATCAAGAAATATCTTGACGGTCATTTAGATGTACCGTCATTTTTTGAACATGAAGCTGAAGCTCCCGATAGCTTTGTCATTATTCAAAAGACAGGTGGGAAGGAGCGAAATCATTCTGGTAGTGCGACCTTTGCTTTTCAAAGTTATGGCCCAACTATGCAGAAGGCTGCAGAGCTTAATGTGAAAGTCAAAAAAGCTGTAAAGGGATTGATTGAATTGGATGAAATCTGTGGTGTCCACCTGAACAGTGATTACAATTTTACGGACACTGAAACAAAACAATATCGATATCAAGCCGTATTTGATATTAATTATTTTTAAAAAGGAGAAATTAAATGGCTACAGAAGCAAATGTAACGACTGCAAAACCTAAAATCGGAGGTGCGGTTTATTCTGCACCTCTTGGAACAACACTGCCAACTGATGCAACTACAAAATTAGATGAAGCTTTTAAAGCGCTGGGATATATTTCAGAAGATGGTATGACCAATAGCAACTCCCCTGAGTCAGAAAATATTAAGGCATGGGGTGGTGTCGTTGTAAGTTCAGTTCAAAAGGAAAAGACAGACACATTCAAATATATGCTGATTGAAGCATTGAATGTGGAAGTTTTGAAGGAAGTTTATGGATCAGATAATGTATCTGGGGACTTGTCATCAGGAATTACCATTAAGGCAAATTCAAAAGAATTGCCACATCATTGCCTTGTAATCGAAACAGTTTTAAAAGGTGGTGTACTTAAACGTATTGTTATCCCTTCAGGAAAAGTAACTGCCATCGATGAAATCAATTATAACGATGGAAGTGTTCTTGGATATGGTACGACAGTAACTGCCTTCCCTAACGCTACTGATGACACGCATTATGAATACATCAAAGGAGCTTAACTATGTCAAAACAAAATCGCAAAAAGAAAAATAAAGAAGCTGCGCCACAGATTAAAACAATCCGTGGGGTGACTTCGACCGGATTTTCGTTTGAAATCACAAAAGAGCGCTTGGAAAACTATGAGTTGCTCGAAGCAATCGCTGAAGTAGATACAAATCCGGCAGTTTTACCAAAAGTGGTCAAACTTATGCTTGGTGACAAATCAGAAGATTTGAAAAACCATGTGCGGACTGCGGATGGCATTGTTCCTTTGGATAAAATGGGAGCAGAAATTAGTGAGATTTTCACAAGTCAGAACCAGTTAAAAAAATAGCGCTCCTTGCTAGAATGATTCAAACAGATGAAGATGCTCTTATTTGTGATTTAGCTGAAACCTATGGAATTTTTGACTACAGACAGCTACCTGCTAACCAGGTGGCTGTCTTTGCTTTTGGTTTAAAGGATGATTCTCGGATCAAACTAGCAATGACCAATAGCAAAGTTCCTTTTGAAACCTTTTTGCTTGCAGGCGTGCTTGATAGGCTTTCTGCTCTTGTTTGGTTTAAAACAACAGACGGTCAGAAAGGAATCAACAAACCATTAATGGTTGCAGAGGAACTAACAGGAAAAACTAAAGCTAAAGAAAGCAAGGAGATGATCTTTGATTCTGGTGAGGACTTTGAAGAATATCGTCAGAAAATTTTAGAAAAGATAGGAGGTGAGGATTAGTGGCTACAGAAATAGCACAGGCTTATGTACAATTGATACCATCAGCTAGAGGGATTACTGGTAAAATCCAATCAATCCTCAATCCTGAAGCGAGTGCAGCTGGACAAAGTGCTGGACAGTCATTGGGTTCTAGTCTTGTTGGTGTTATGACGAAAGTTATTGCAGCGGCAGGGATTGGTAAGGCATTGTCGGCAGCAATCAGTGAAGGTGCAGCGCTTCAGCAATCGCTCGGAGGTATTGAAACTCTTTTCAAAGGTTCTGCTGATAAGGTGAAGGGGTATGCTAATGAAGCCTACAAGACTACAGGTTTATCAGCTAATGCCTATATGGAAAATGTGACAGGCTTCTCAGCTAGTCTCTTGCAGTCTTTGGGCGGTGATACAAACAAAGCTGCTGAAACAGCAAACATGGCCATGATTGATATGTCAGATAATGCTAACAAGATGGGGACATCGATGGAAAGCATTCAGATGGCTTATCAAGGGTTTGCGAAGCAAAACTACACCATGTTGGATAACCTTAAACTCGGTAGAAAAACCATAGCCGAGTATAAACCTAGTGAAAACGGTGAAACTCTAGGAGTTGCCTAGACAATACCGTGCTAAGCAAGATTTAATCTTGAAAGTGTAACGACTATCGAAACAAAAAAACATCCGAGAGGGTGTTTTTTTAATGGAGTAGAGTAGGCTCAAGCGAGTCGAAGCGCTAGGATGCTTTTAAAAGCATAAGAGATAGTCTAATCTCTATGGCGACATAGAGCAGTCTGAAAAGACGGTCATAATTTAGCGAATTATGGCGAATACGTACTGTATGGTGGTACAAAACAAGAAATGCAACGCTTATTGGCCGATGCAGAGAAGTTGACTGGTGTCAAGTACGACATTAACAACCTTTCTGATGTTTATAGCGCCATTCATGCTATCCAGGAGAATTTAGACATCACTGGGACAACAGCTAAAGAGGCAGCATCTACTTTTAGCGGATCGTTTGAATCCATGAAAGCAGCAGCTCAGAATGTACTTGGAAAGTTAGCTTTGGGAGAGGATATCCAACCAGCTCTTGATGCTTTGCTGGAATCAACAAAAACTTTCCTTGTAAATAACCTAGCGCCAATGATCGGAAATATCCTAAAACAACTTCCTAAACTACTTTTAGGGACATTAAAAGGTGTATTTACAAGTATGTTTGGAGAGGGTATTGGAAGTGCTCTAACAGGAATATTAACAACACTAGCAGGTGCATTTGCTGGATTTAAAATTTTCTCAGTGGTTTCTGGGCTCCTTTCTGGCTTGACTGGGATCATTGCAACAGTTAAAACTGCAGTAATGGGATTCTTTGCAATCCTTAGCGCAAATCCAATCGGGATTGTTATTACAGCAATTGGTGCTTTAGTTGCAGGTCTAGTGTATTTCTTTACCCAAACAGAAACAGGTAAAGCAATCTTCCAAGATTTTATGACATGGCTATCAGCAACATGGACTGAATTATCGCCAGTCCTTACTGAAGTTTGGAATAATATGGTTACAGCTGCAACCACTGCTTGGAACGCTATGGTGGAATTTGTAACTCCAATTGTTCAAGAAGTAACCTCATTTATCAAGACGGTTTGGGATAAAATTTCTACTTGGTGGTCTGAAAATCAAGGGTTGATTCAACAGACTTTTGAAACTGTATGGAACACAATCCAGACGGTAATTCAAACTGTTATGCCTATCATCCAATCCATTATTGAAATAGCAATGAATATCCTTGCTCCTTTTATTGAGACAACATGGAACAACATCTGCACGGTTGTAACAACGGTTTGGGAGTTGATTAAAATTGCTATTCAGACAGCTATGGATGTTATTGGTGGAATCATTACGCTTGTTATGGCTGTTATAAATGGTGATTGGGAAACTGCCTGGAACACTATAAAGAGCGTTGGGGAATCAATCTGGAATGGATTGTCTTCTGCAGGGCAAGCTATCTTTAATGGATTTTCTCAGATATTGTCTAACATTTGGGAAACTATTAAAAGTGTAGCAAGTTCTGCTTGGGGAACACTCAAATCGACAGTCCTTGGACTAATTAATGGGCTTGTCAGCGGCGCTCAAACAGCGTGGAATAGCATGAAGCAAGCCGTAAGCAGTCTAGTGTCAAATGTAACAAGTATTTTTAATGGAATTAAAAATATCAATCTTTGGGAAGCTGGTAAGGCAATTCTTAATGGGTTCTTAGGTGGTTTAAAATCTGCTTGGGAAGGAGTTACTAATTTTGTTGGTGGAATTGCAAATTGGATTCGAGACCATAAAGGTCCTATTGAATATGACCGTAAGTTATTGATCCCTGCAGGTAATGCAATCATGCAAGGTTTAGACCAAGGACTGCAAGAAAGATTTAAAGGTGTTAAGGAAACAGTAGGTGGTATGGCTGGAGAAATCTCTGATGTATTTTCAGGGGATAACCTGGATTTGAACTCAACTGCCTCTGTCACCAAAAATCTTGAGGCTCGTTTGGCCATGCCTTCAGCTCAGCTTGAAGTACAAGAGAGTAAAACAGTGTCTGAGATAGCGATTCTGAGAGCAAGTATGGAGAAAATACTTACTGCGATATTTGAAAAATCGTCAGATATCTACCTAGACAATGACATTATTTCGATGAAAACGTATGAACAACACGGTGCAATATATGCAAGGGAGGGAATTTAATGAATTATATGATCATCAATGGTTTTAATACATCAATCCTTCCTGGTTGTGTTGTGACAGATTTTGGAAAGATTGAAGCTGCAAGCCCTAAAGGTAAAAAAACTGAACTGTTCGGAGTTAATGGCAGTTATCGTGTATTAGAAGGTTCTTTCGCTAGCTACGAAAGAACCTTCATTTTGCACGTTAAAAAAATGGTTGAAATTTCAAATATTCTTGATAAATTTCAATCGAATGATAATATTTTAGAATTTAGCTATCAGCTTGGTTCGTTGGTCTATGCTAATTTCATAACTGCTAGTTTTGAACCTTTGGGGAATCATGCTTGGAAGTTAGAAATTAAGTTAGACATGCAACCGTTCCGATATCAAAAAACAAGTACACCAGTCGTGTTAACAAGTGCTGGAACGATTGACAATATTGGTACGGTCTATTCAGAGCCTATCATTGATATTGAAGGTAGTGGTGATGTATCGCTTACGATTGGTCGGAAAACTATGTATCTGACTGTTAACACAAAAGCTACGATTGATTGTAGACAAGGAAAACAGAACCTCTTCAATGCCAACGGTGCAGTTCAGAACACTCTTAGAAAGCGTGGTGGGTTCTTTGAAATCCCTGTTGGTCGTAACAGTGTGACATTTACAGGAAATGTACGTAAGGTGACTATTCGTCCTAATTGGAGGTATCTAGTATGATTTATTTAACAGAAGGGAATATCCCTCTTAATGCAGCATACGATGATAACATCACACAAGAAGCGAATAGTACCTATCAATTAACATTTAAATTTCCTACTAACAATATTTTATGGCAACGGTTGAGAGAAGAAACATTCTTGACTGCTGATGATTTACACGGTGAGCAAGACTTTGTTATTTTTGAAGTTGAGAAACAACATGGGTATATTCAAGTTTATGCCAATCAAGTCATGACCTTGTTAAATCACTATGTTGTCAATCCAATCAATCTTGACAGAGCGACTGGCTCAACTGCTTTAAGTCAATTCGCTGGAAGTATCACTCGTGATAATCCATTCTCGTTCTTTTCAAATATTGATGATAGACATACCTTCAATACTGATACTAAGAACGCTATGGAAGCCTTGACCAAGGATAAACACTCTATTCTTGGTCAATGGGGTGGTGATTTAGTCAGACATGGTTATCAGGTACGGTTATTAAAAAATGGCGGTTCAGAAAATGAATCGCTTTTTATGTACAAAAAGAACCTGTCTAGCTATCAGCACAAGACCTCTACCAAGTCTTTGAAGACTCGTATAACTTTTAAAACGACTGTCAAAGGCGAGGGAGAAAAAGCCCCTGATCGCACCCTCACAGTCGTGGTTGATAGTCCACTCATTAACAAGTATAGTCAAATTTACGAAAATGTGATTGAAGTTAATAACCAAGACGTGAAGGATGAAGCGAGTCTTAGAGAATATGGGAAGCAGTATTTCAGAACTAGTCTATGTGACTTGATGGAAGATAGCCTTGAAATTGATGTCATTGGTCAGAGTGATGTTCCAGTACAGATGTTTGATGTGGTAGGTGTCTACCATGAAACATTCGATTTGGATGTAAGGAAAAAAATCACTAAATATACCTACTCACCGATGGCTAAAAAATTGAAGAGTATTGGTTTTGGTGAATTCAAGTCAGGTCTGGCAAGTGCAATCGGTAATGTGGTAAGCGATGCTGTTAAGAATGAAACTCAACATTTAGATGGAATTTTTGAAGCGAAATTAGCTAAAGAAATTAAAAATGCTGACCTTGCTTTTGACCGTAAAGTTGAAGAAATCAAAAATCAGTTTGAAGATGAAGTCAATGCAGCAAAAGCCAAAGCTGAAGAAAACAAGCGTGCTCTGTCGGATGAAATAGACAATAGGTTTTCAACATTCGATAGTAGCATGGACGAGAAGCTCGAAGACCAGAGAGCCAAAATCGAAGAGATTCGTGCAATTGGCACAACGGTCAGTCGAACTGCTGAAGAAGCTCTGGAAGAAGCTAGAAACGCTCTAGAGTCTGCTAATACTTCTAAAGGTTTGTCTGACTCCAATTTTGCTAAAATCGAGCAGATAACAGACCGAATCAAAACACTTGTGACTAAACAAGAGGTTGACCCTCTGACAGATAGGTTGAGAATTGCTGAAAGCAGAATCGAAGTTCAAGCTGGCCAGATTATCGAGAAATTGTCTCGTACTGATTTTGACAGATTGGCCAATGATAGAGGTTTTCAAACTTCAACCCAAGTCCAGAACACAGTCAAACATTCGGTCGACGGATTCCAAAGGACTATCTCACGTATTGAAACCAAACTGAGAGATATTATTAGAAATGATAATCTATTGCAGAATTCTTCTATCATCCCGTCAGGAGATGGTTTGGAAGGAACCTGGGCATTAAGTGTTTCTGGTGGTAACGGTAGAACCGAGGTTATTGATTTAAGAGATGCCCCGCATATCGCTATCAAAAAAGGTATTCGTATTGTAGGAAATACAAACGGCGGAAATAAAGACATTGCTCAAAGGTTAAATTTAACTATTGGTGAGAAATACACAATGTCCTGTTGGGCAAGGGTTTCATCGACAAGTACAAGTCAAAACGTCAATCTTTTAATACGCTCTTGGACCACAAACGAAACCAATCGTAGATTATTCAAAACTATCTCGAACAAAGATTGGGTTAGATACCAATTGACATTTACTGCTGATGCTGTATATAACAGTATTCAGTTCGGACAGAATGGAAGCGGCAGTATTGAAATATGTGGTATGAAACTTGAACGCTCTGACCGCATGACAGACTACGATGTTAACTCTTCTGAAATCGTGAGTGCAATAGAGTTCAATGATGTACGAGATACAGTTTCATCACATACTCAAACATTGCAACGACAAGACCAAGCAATTTCACAAGTTATTCAGACTGCTGACGGGCTAGTTAACCGTGTATCTAATTTCTTGGATGACTTTAACCTGGTATATGATCCAACGAATTTCAGTAAGTGGACCAAGAAACAAGCTGATGCGAACGTTATCGAAGTTCAGTCTGATACTAAATTGCTACGAATTACAACAAGTGGCAAGAATCAAGCAGTCTACCACGGATTCGCATTGCCACTCAATACCTCTACATTCGCGAGAGGTGAAAAACTCAGCTATCGTATGGAAGTTTGGGTGGATGTCTTACCAGATGCACCGCTTGGAATTGAGCTATGGAACAATGACAGCGTTATTGCTTCTGATCGTGTGACTTTTACGAAAACTGGAATTCAAATCATCACAGGTACGATGACGGTCAATAAAACGATAACGAAATCAAAAGAGTTCCCTCTTGAAATTTGGTTGATGAAAAACGGACAAGTCGCAATCGGTCAAGTATCGCTTATTAGAGGTGACAAACCTCCTAAAAAATTCAGTGACACCACATCTACACAAGATGTAGTCACTCAAACTCAAGTCTCACAGCTGAATAATTCCTACGCTATCCAAACCCTTACTGGACCTGGTGCGGTTTCTTCTCAAATCAATCTGAATAGCAATAACATTCTGATTGAAGCTGCTAAAATACGTCTAAAAGGTAGGACGCTACTAGACGAAATCACGGCTATTGACGGTTATTTTAAACGCTTATTTGTCGGAGATGCCAGAATAGGAACTTTGAACACTGATATCATTCGCTCTAATTCGATTGCAGCAGACAAATTGATTTTTGATACCGCTCTAGCTAAGAAGCTTGTAGCTAGTGATGTGTTCACTGATACTTTAGCAGCTAAAATAGCTTTTATCAATAAGATACGTTCAGTAGTAGTCTCAGCAACCTTGCTCGAAGGTTATAAAGGTAAAATCGGAGGATTTCAAATTGGTACCCATGACAAGGACCCGACGACATTCTGGTTAACTGGTAGCAACAGCTTTCGTGTAGGTATGTCCGACGGCGGCTGGAAAGCGAATCAAACGTGCTTGTGGGTCAACTGGGGAAATGACTGGGGCAAGCCAGGTGATAGAGCTTGGTATGTTACGAATAATGGTTCAATGGTTTGCAAAGGCGAAGCTGCATTTTATAGAAAAGTAGATTTTTCTAGTACTGGTTCAATAAATTTTTATGGTTCGAATAATTTCTATTCGGACGTTAACATGAATAACAGAGACATCTATGGAGATGGTGGTAATCCAAAAGGTGGTCGCAATGCTGTTGTTTGGTGGAACCAAGTGGGAAGCGGAAGCGTAAAATATTGGGGCGACAAGGCATCTGATATACGATTAAAAGAAAACATTGCACCAACTTCAATCAACGCAATGGATATCATCAACAAACTTGATATGGTTGAGTTTGATTTCATCAAGGACAAAAAACATGAAGAAGTTGGATTGATTGCTCAAGAAGTTGAAAAAATTATTCCACAAGCGATTTCAAGAAATCCTGATAATGAAGATGATTTCTTGCACATCGACTACACAGCATTCGTACCTTATCTAATTAAGGCGATTCAAGAATTAAACCAAAAAGTAGAAAGGTTGGAAACAACATGAACGAACAAGACAAGCAGATTAGCAGTCTCACGATTAAATCATTGAGCGAAAGAGTCAGCACCGAAGCTACTCAATCAGCTACTCTAGAAGCTCTATACACGGTAACAGCCATGGAACTTGAGCAGATGAAACAAATCATCGAATCCGATGAAGAATTGAAAGCAAAATTTGAAGAAGTGAAAGGAAAAATGACAAATGGCAATTAATAACTACGAACTAGCAAGTAAGTCTTATACACGAGGTTTTGGCGACAATATCAAGACAGTGGTTGAAATCCGTCTGTCAGAAGGCAATCGGTACAGTGCGAACATGCGTGAGCTAACAGGAGACCGGACAAATGAACCGGAAGATGTCTTGATTCAAGCAGTACTGGATATTATCAAGGCTGAACTGGACCCAGGATCAGCAATCGTCAAAGCACAAGCGAAGTTGGAACAAGCTGAGCAGAAGATTGCGAATAACAAAATCGAACAAGATAGACTTTCTGCGCTTGCAAATAAAATCGATAAAGTAGTACGTGTTATGGCACAAGATTCCATCATGGGCGAGAAAATCGCCTACGGCACAACCTACAAGGAACTTGTCGAACTATTCCCATTTGCTGAAGAAGGTAAGGCCTATCAACCAGGTGATATGTTTGTCGTTGAAGATCCAGAACACGCTGAAATCAATGGCGAAGGCAAGCGTGTCTTGATTCAGACAAATCAGACTTTTACCTACAAAGGTGAATCTCTCAAACAACTTGAAGGTGGACCATCTCAAAATGGCCTTCTTGCAATTTGGAAGTGGGAAGGAGCTAAAAGCGAGCTAGATACCCAACCAGTTCAATAGACCACTATTTCAGAAAAGGGGTGGTTTAATTGGAATTTATAACGCTACTAGACAAACTCACGCCCGTTCTAATCGTGATTATTCCTAGTTATTTCTCTTTTAAGAGTACGCAAAACACAAAAGAAACTGAAAAGCAAATCAACGTTCTTACCGATAAAATCGGCGACCTTGAAAAGTCGGTTGGTGAAGTGACGGAAATTGGGAAACAAAATCGGGATAATCTGACTTTAATTGGCAAGGGATTGCAACGGTTACAACGTTTTCGATTGCAGGAAAACTTAAAAAAAGCTATTAAACGTGGCTTCACTAATCAGCACGAAATCGAAGAACTTTCAAGACTTTATGAAAGTTACGTTGAATTAGGCGGAAACGGTGCTATCAAAATACTGTTTGAGAAATTTCTCGAACTAGAAATTACAGAGGAAAAATAATGAACAAAATTAACTGGTCCGTGCGACTTAAAAACAAAAACTTTTGGCTTGCTTTAGTTCCAGCGCTGGCACTACTTGCGCAAGCATTTGCAAATATCTTCAATCTAACTTTGGAATTTGGTGATACAGTCGATAAAATTCTAGTGTTTATCAACGTTTTGTTTGCATTTCTTGTTTTGGTTGGTGTCGTTAACGATCCGACGACTTCAGGATTTTCAGATAGTGAACGAGCATTGACCTATACTGAACCAAACGAAGATTAAAAAAAGGAAAAATCATGGATATTGATACAAGCAGATATAGAGAAGGACTCCCACAAATTGGATACGCTCCTTATCGTCAAGTTCATGCGCATTCAACAGGTAATAAAAACTCAACCGCACAAAATGAAGCAGACTACCATATGCGCAGACCTGTTGAATCAGGCTTTTTCTCACATGTTGTGGGAAATGGTCGAGTGATGCAAGTCGGACCAGTGAACAACGGTGCTTATGACGTTGGAGGTGGCTGGAATTATGAAACCTATGCAGCAGTCGAGCTGATTGAAAGTCATTCAACCAAAGAAGAGTTCATGGAAGATTATCGTCTGTATATCGAATTACTTCGCAATCTAGCAGATGAAGCAGGTCTTCCAAAAACTTTGGATTCTGACGATTTAGAAGGCATTAAGTCGCATGAATACTGTACTAACAATCAACCTAATAATTATAGCGACCACGTTGATCCATACCCTTATTTAGCAAGTTGGGGTATCAGTCGCAGTCAATTCAAATACGATATCGAAAACGGACTAACCGTTGAAAAAGGCTGGAAAGAAAATTCAACTGGTTGGTGGTATGTTCGTTCAGATGGCTCTTATCCAAAAGAAAAGTTTGAAAAAATCGATGGAACCTGGTATTATTTTGACGGCTCTGGCTATATGATCAAAGATAAGTGGAAGAAACATTCAGACGGCAAATGGTACTATTTAGACCCTTCAGGAGCTATGGCTACTGGATGGAAGAAAATCAGTGGCAAATGGTATTACTTTGATAGTGAAGGTGCTATGAAGACTGGTTGGGTTAAGTATAAGGATGTCTGGTACTATCTCAATGCTAAAAACGGGGACATGGTATCTAACGCATTTGTCCAATCAGCAGACGGCAAAGGCTGGTATTACCTTAAACCAGATGGTTCACTTGCTGATAAGCCTGAATTCGTGGTTGAGCCAGAAGGGCTCATCACAACTAAATAAAAAGCAGAAAGGCTTTCAAAATTTAATTACACTAAACCGCTGGCATTCGCTGGCGGTTTTTTTGTTTATTCAAAACAAAAAAACAGTGATGGTACTCACTGTTTTTTTTGTAGTGTATGGGCGTAAGAAGTCATGCTGATAGCGTGTTTTAAACGCATGTTCATGATATCCGATACACCATTTTTATATTTATCCACAGCTTGAGTAGATACGCCACAGTTTTTGCTGATAGCATAGGCTGTGGCGTTGTCTAAAAGCCAGCGGATAGCTTTAATATCTACTGACATATATTACCTCATAAAATACCAAACTGCAAATAGGAGTAGAAGAAGTCCGATAATAAATTCAACTTTTTCACGCTTAGTGGTTTTTCTAATTTTTAGATTTACTTTCATTGTTTTTCCTGTTATAATTTAAGTACACCCCCGAAGGGGTGGATAGTGATTTCTCACTATCCAATTTCTAAGTGCCATTCAAAGCTGATTATAAATAAGTTTATTTTGACTACTAGCTTATTTGTTTTTACTTTGAGTGGCTTCTTTTTGAACTTAAACATTTTGTTTTCCTTTCTACTAGTTTCCTTGTCTAAGGTTTCCTCCTTAACCTTATGTATCTATTATACAACTAAAGTTATATAATGTCAATAGTTTTGATGAAGTTTTTTTAAATTTTTTCAAAAAAATAGACCTTGTCCAGAGGTCGGGGAGTCGGAGGGGACACCCTCCAATGTAAACTATTAGAACTAAATTGTAGCCTTCTCAACTATACGGGCAAAGGTGAGTATGAAAATGAATACGAAGATGAATACGATTTAAAAAAATGACGAAAAATAACGGAAATGATTTTAAATAAAAACAAGCAAAAACTAAACTATTGATAAGCAACAGAAAGCATTAGTAAACATTTGTCACTTATACCATAGTTCGTGACAGTTCCTGTTTTTTTTGATAGAATCATACAGTATGCCCCTGGGCGCAAAGTAAGAACTGGGACTGTCTTTGCCAGCTTCGGAGGTAAAAAATGTCAGATTCGCCAAT